GCGTGGGCCGGCTGGACGAACGTCTTCAACTGCGAGATCGACCCGTTCTGCCGGCGCGTATTGAAGTATCATTTTCCCGAATCGGAACAATATGAAGACATACGAACAACAGACTTTACCGTTTGGCGCGACCGCATCGACGTGCTCACCGGCGGTTTCCCGTGTCAGCCGTTCAGCCTCGCGGGCAAACGCAAGGGTACGGCCGACGACCGCTACCTCTGGCCCGCAATGCTCGGAGTTGTTCGGACTGTTCGACCGCGCTGGGTCGTGGGCGAGAACGTTCTCGGAATCGTTAATTGGTCGCAGGGAATGGTTTTCGAGCAGGTGTGTGCTGATTTGGAGGCGGCAGGATACGAGGTGCAAGCGTACCTTATACCAGCTGCGGGCGTCGGTGCTCCCCATCTGCGATACAGAACATGGTTTGTTGCCCACCGTGGTGACGCAAGGGCTGAAAGTTCATGGCAAGAGCGGTTCGGAGCCATTGTCGCCGGCTCTACTGCCGACACCGGTCGCGTCGGATTGCGGGAGCGGGCGTGTGAACAGGAGCTTGTCGAAGGGTGCATCCGAGCGGCCGACGCTCGCGCTTGCAGCGCGGATGGGGCTGTTGTCGACGCCGACGGCCTGCGATGCGAAAAACAATTCGTTTCCTCTCAGTCATGCCAAGCGGAAGAGCGGAGTCGTCCACGACGTCATGATTTCGCATCCGTCCCGAACTGGGAAGGGTTCCCGACTGAGTCCCCGATATGTGGCCCAGATGATGGGCTTTCCGCCGGACTGGACGGAATTACCTTTCCGGCATGGTGCCGCGAGTCGATCAAAGCCTACGGCAACACCATAGTCCCGCAGGTGGCGCTGCGGATTTTCGAAACGATAAATGAATACAAACGATTATGAAAAACGATCAGGTAAAAATCACTTTTCAAGACGATAAGCAGAAGGCTGTCGTCCAGATCACCCAGAATGGGAATGAAGTCTCTGTCTCCACCAAATTCACGCCGGAACTCGATATGGCCGGCCCGACCGATACTCCTGCTTTGAATTGGACTGCCGTATTTCTGGAAGCCGTTAAGAAATTGGGAGAGTAATATGAAAAAGATTATGTTCAACGACCGCTACGGCTTGACGCAGGCGGTCATCGAGGGGCGAAAGACCATGACGAGGCAGCTGGTTCCGTGGGCCCTTACAGAGCAATGGATGGAGTTTGTTTCTGATGCTCCGAGCGTGGGCGGCGTATATGTCCATGAAAGCGAAAAAGAATTTTACGAGAGGGAAGCACCCCGCTACAAGGTCGGCGAGGTCGTGGCCGTGGCGCAGAGCTACAAGAGTTGCGGCAATTACCACGTTCCAAAGGAACATGCAGGATGGGGCAATAAGCTATTTGTAAACCCTGCACTGATGCCGTACCGAATCCGCATCACCGGAATCAAGTGCGAGCGGTTGCAGGATATTTCGGACGCGGAGTGCATGAAAGAGGGAGTAGTAGGCGGGATAATTGGGTATTATGTTCCAGGCATAAAATGCAAGGATTGGAGCAAAGAATCGTATGTAGATACCGAGGACGGCAGAACTTGGAAATTATTCCCTACTCCCCGCGAAGCCTTCGCTTCGCTGATCGACAAGGTGTCGGGACGGGGAATGTGGGAGCGTAATCCGTGGGTAGTGGTCTACGAGTTCGAATTGGTGAAATAGCGAGATTCTGGCAAAATCTCGAAATAATTACAAAAAAATTGGAGACTATGAGAGAAATTAAATTCAGAGGCAAGCGCCTTGACAATGGGGAATGGGAGAGCGGAGACCTGCTCGAAAATCAAGGTCGGAACTTCATTTACCACGCAACGAGTGAGAGCACAATTGAGGATAACGATGACGGGCGCATCGTCGTTGTTGCGGTAGAAGTTGATCCCGCTACCGTCGGGCAGTACACCGGATTGAAAGACAAGAACGGCAGTGATATATGGGAGGGGGATATAGTGATGGTGGGAAGCCGAGATGAAGAGTATGATAACTTATTGGTAGGATTGCCTTTCTTAATCATGTTCAGCTATGGGGGATTTTGCATTGCCGAAGATGAAGAATCCCCGTGGGGGTCGATAAGTAACTTAGATATTTTAGAAGTGATTGGCAACATCCACGACAACCCCGAATTGCTGAAAGGAGGTGAGCGATGAAATATCAATTCAACGAGCAGGAACTTTTATCCTTGTTCTACGATAAGGAAAACGATATGCGGCCGGATATGGCCGCCCCGTACCTCAAAAACGGGTATGTATGCGCTACCGAAGCTCATATCCTGATCCGAATCAAAGCAGAAATGCTGAACGGGGAATACAATGAAATCGAGAGCTTAAACATCGACTTTCCGGCCGATAATTGCAATTTCATCATCGGCCTGCAAGACATCAAAACTGCGATTGCAAGCATTCCCAAAATCGAGGAAGAGGAAGAGATCGGCAAGAATATAAAATGCGAGGAATGCAACGGAGAAGGTGAAGTCGAATGGGAATATCGAGATAGCGACGGGCATTACCATTATGAATATCACGATTGTCCCAAATGCTACGGCGATGGATGTACATCGCATGTAACATACAAAAAGACGGGACGGATGATCCCCGATGGGGATTGCCCGATCCGAATCAGACGTATCGTTATCAAAGCCAAGTTCCTCGAAATACTGGGGAAAGCGATGGAAATCATCGGAGTAGATGAAGTCCGATGCGTTCATCAAGATACTGCGAAACCTTGCATCTTCCGGGTCGATGATAATATCGAGATTATCATTATGCCTTACTTGGGTGATGCCGTTTATCATATCGAGGGGAGGGACGCCGAATGGAACTGACGAAAAGCGAAGAGTGGATAATATCCTACCTGAAAGGTAAAGACTATGTGTCGCCGTCGGTAATCGGCAAGACACATTCCCAAGCCTTTGGGTTTAGTGAGACACACCACAGCAGTTGGGCTTCGCCTATCTGTTTGCGGCTGGTGAAAAAGGGGTTGTTGCTGCGCAATGATAAGGGGCACTATAAACTGAACGAAATATGAAAACGATTAAAGAACGGGCAAAATCATACGCGCGAAAAGTATGGTGCGGTGGGGTCAGAGACTTTGTCAACCACAAGAAAGCAACTGAATTGGATTTCATCGCCGGTGCACAATCCGAGCGGGAAGAATTGACCCGGTGGCACAATCCGAAGGATTCACCCGAGCGTGGCAAGGACGTGTTATTGAAAATACAACTTGTTGGGAATGACGAACCGATGTATTCCGTTGGATATTGGTATGACTCTTATTTCAGCAATACGTTCGCGCCTCACAGTGAAGTTATCGGCTGGCGGCCGATTTACGAAAACGAATAGAACGATGGACATCTTGATCCCACACGACGGCGAGACGAACGATAAGATCGCCAAAGCGCAGATCGAGGCCGTCGAACGAAAGCAGAACGAATACAAACTGATCGGGCAACTGGTTCGGGTGCCCGGTCATACCCTCTATAAATTCAATACGGCTACACGGACAGCGTCGAGAGCGGAAGTGGAGGTGTCGGCCGATTCGTGGCTGAATCCTGAGAACATGAAGATCGAGAGCGACCGCAAATCGCGTGTCAAGGTTGAAAAGGACTGTTACTATGAGCAGGCATTGAACATAAAGAACTTCATCAAGCGTCTGCGCCGGCGGGGTATCGTCGGAATGGACGAGGAGGTGAAACTCGAAAGGTAGGGAAGCCATGAAACCCAGAGATGAAAAACGTTACTCCCGTCCGGTCGGCGAGCGGTTCGTGTATGAAGGCGAGACCGTAGAGGTTGTAGGGTATGATCGAAATAAAGAGGGATGTGCATGTCGGGATTGTGCGCGTTTTGGCAATTGCTCTTACAACGAGATGACAGGCAACTGTCGTTGGTACGAACGAGAGGATGGGACGGATGTAATATTCCGGAAAGTAGAACAGGTGTAATTGTTTGATATAAAAAGAGGCGATCCCGAAGAATCACCCCTCACCCAAGAACAAAGGTAGTAATTAATTCGGGATTTGCAATGAACCATTTTATCTCAATTCAGGCCGCAGCCGATGAGTACGGCATTTCGACACGTTGGATATGGAAATCGATTCGAGTGGATCGGACACTCGGCGCAGTCGTCCGCAACGGGCGGGTCTATCTGCGCCGCGTACAGTGGGAGGCATTTGTCGAACGGCATCCCCGACTGATCGAAGAGTGGCATGATTTACATGCACACCTACAATACCGCTATATCGGGCAATGAAAAAGAGCGAAAAGTTGAAAGAATCGTCTCCCCGATAGGCGATCTTTGCATATATGGGCAAGCTCACGATCAAACAGGAAAAGTTTTGCAATAAGTACCTCGAATGCGGTAATGCGTCCGAGGCATATCGCTATGCTTACAGATGTTCGAACATGAGCGATAACACGGTATGGAATAATGCCTATCTGCTATTACAAAACAGCGAGGTTGCAGCGAGGATCGAATATCTGAAAACTCACCTTGCCGAGGCTGCGGGCATCTCGGCCTTGCAGATCATCCGCGAGCACCAGAAGATCGCCTTTTCGGATGCGACCCGCATTCGTAACGGCTGGATGTCGCTTAAAGAGTTCGAGTCGCTCACGGACGATGAGAAGGCATGTATAAAGTCGATCAATACCAAACAGGTCAAACGGATCGCTTCGAATGGCGATGAGATTGTCGAGGAGTTCGTGAAGATCGAGTGCTACGACAAGCAGAAGAGTCTCGACAGCATCATGAACATGTTGGGTTACGCAGCGCCGAAGGAGGTGAAACTATCCGGAAAGATAGAAAATCCTGCCGTCGCTCCCGTCGTCATTCAAATAGACGCGGAGGATGCGTTGTCGATCGAAAAAACACCGCCTGCCGATGCATCGTCTGCCTGACATCCGCACCTATCGGGGGAAAGTGTATCGTTACCTCATGTATCGGTACATGCAGTACAGGGAACAGGATGCGGTGTTGAAGATTTTTAATGAAGGGTCGAGCCGTTCGGGGAAGACCTACGATGCCTTCGATTTTCTGTACGACATCTGTACGCTCGCACTATCCCCGCTCAATATCTTCGTATATCGAAATACGTTGCAGGCCTGCAAGGAGATCACCCTTGCCGATTTCCGCAAGAAACTGACCCTGCGCGGCGTCTACGATCCCGATGCGATGCGCAGCGAGAATCAACATCCCGACTACTATATCAACAACTCCGTGATCCATTTCCGCGGATTGGACAGAATGGATAGCCGTGAAGGATACGATTGCGACATCATCTACATCAACGAGATGCTGGACGACATCTCGAAGCAGCAGTACAAAAATATCACGATGCGCTGCACGACGATGGTCATCGGCGACTGGAATCCCAAATATACCGAACATTGGGCCTTCGAACTGGAAGGGCAGCCGCACACCTATTTTACGCACACGACATACAAAGACAATCCGTTCTGCCCGCCTGGGGTCATACGAGAAATCGAATCCTATGAACCTACACCGGCGAACATTGCTGCGGGCACGGCCGACGAGTGGCGATGGAAAGTCTATGGATTGGGAATCCGTGCAGCGAAAGAGGGTCTTGTCTATCCGAATATCGACTGGATCGATGAATTTCCGTCCGACCTGGAAAGGGTCGTGTTCGGCCTTGACTTCGGATTTACGAACGATCCTACGGCGCTCGTCCGTCTGGGGCTTCGGGGGCTTGATCTATACATGAAGGAAGAGTTTTATGCACCCTGCTCCGATCCGGCCTTGCTCTACGATGCGATCGAGGGGGTGGTCGGGCGGATGCCCATATTCGCCGACTCGGCGGACAAATACGCTAAAAATCCCGAATCGATGGTCGACGGCCTGCTGCTGCGCGGGCTCAGCGTGGTGAAGGCGAAGAAATATGCCGGTTCCGTAACGGACGGAATTCACATGGTCAAATCGTTCCGCCTCCATATCGTCCGCAGCCGTAATTTCCAAACCGAGGCCAATTCCTATGTGTGGGATTCGGTGAACGGCATTACGATCAACCAGCCGATCGACAAATTCAATCACTTGTGGGATGCGGCCCGATACGCTGTAATGGAGTATCTCTATTGGGTCTGCAACCGCCGAAAATGAAAAAACAGCGAAAAGTTCGGAGAACCCTCTTTTATCGCCCTTACATTTGCTTCAAAGGCTATGTGCAATGAGATTCAGCTTGAAGTGGCGAAGTAAGAGTCAGGACTTGACGACGAAATCGGAGTGCGGAACTCCGACAGCGGAGGAACAGCGGTTCGTCTCTGTGCGCGATTTTCTCTCGGCAATGGGATTGGGCAGCGGTAGTACGATCGACTGCGACACCGTTGCCGGACAGACTATCGCTTACGCTCGGTGCAGCGCGTTGTTTTCGGTCGTGACCAAGAAATCCGCGGCAATTCGCAACGCCCGCTGGTGGGCTGTCGATCCGTCGGACGACGCTCGCCAGGTCGCAGGTCGCACGGAGGAACTGAACAGGTGGAAGCATCCGAATGACTTTCAAACGATCGAAGATTTCACGGCGATGATCGAAGCCTTCAAGGATATTTACGGAAAAGCCTATATTCTTCGCTGGGAGCCGGTCGGTGTGCCCACGGCCTACGAACTCTACGTGATTCCGAATCCGCTTGTTCAGGAGGTGACGACCTCCGAATTCACCGGTTTCCGGCCCGATCCGCAGATCGATTATTATATGGTTTCGATCAACGATTATCAAATTCGTGTCGATCGGGATCAAATGTTCGTCGTGCGGGATTCGGCCTATAATCCGAATATCTTCGGAGCATCGCAGTCGCGTCTGTCAGCCTTGCAGAACGCCGTCAATCCTTTCGTGTCGTCATTCGAGGCGCAGAACGAACTCATCATCAACAGAGGGGCATTGGGTATCATCTCGTTGAATAGCGAGGATTTCCGGACATCCGTGTTGCCGGAGAACAAGGAGGATCGGGAGCAGGCACAAGCGGCCCTGCGGCGATACGGCGTGATGAAGGGCCAATATAAGTACATCGTGACCGGATTGAAGGCTGCTTTCGTGCAGATTTCGGCCAACATGAAGGACATGAATCTCACGGAGGTGCAGCGCAATGCCAAGAAGGAGATCGCCGATGCCTATCAAGTGCCGTATGTACTGATCGACACCGAAGGTACGACCTATGCGAATCTTACGGCGGCCGAGGTCAAATTGTACAACGATGCGATCAAACCGGATGCAGAGCGAATATCGGAGGTATTGAACGCGGCGCACGGGTTCGATGGATTCCGCATCGTTCCCTATTTCGATCACCTGTCGATCTTCCAGGAAGCGAAGCGGCTGTATGCCGACTCGCTGACGGCGGCCGTGACGGCTGCCAGCAACGCGATCGCCTCCGGTCTCATTACCGAGCAACAGGGGAAAAACATCATTGCAAACATTCTGGAATAATGGACAAACTACTGTATAAAAAAGTCATGAGCCGCGGCGGGGCTTTCAAGCAAGCGCCGATATTGAAGGCCGATGTCGTGGACGAGGAGAAACACATCATTCTCGTGAAGTTCTGTTCGTTCGGAACGGTCGATTCGGACGGCGACATGCTGATGAAGGGTTGCATCAGCAAGAGTATTCAGGAGCGCGGGCCGGCGTCTGCGACGAACCGGAAGATACAATTCCTGTGGCAGCACGAGACGAAGAACCCGATCGGCCGTATCCTGTCGATCGAGGAGAAGGACGACGGCGGATACGCCACGGTGCAGCTCTCGGATTTCGATGCCGTGCCGGACGCTCGCCGCGCATGGGTGCAGATGCACGAAGGGGTGCTCAACCAGTTCTCGATCGGCTATCGGTATGTATGGGACAAATGCGATTACGATCCCGATCTCGACTGCCTGATCGTGAAGGAGATTATTCTGCACGAGATTTCGGTCGTCACCTTCGGCGCCAACGAGCACACGGAGTATATCGGCGACATGAAAGCCTTGGACGACATGGAACGATATGTCAAGGCATTACGGGAGACCGCGCCCGATGAATACGAAAAAGTATACAGCAGAATACTGTCGATGTTCAAAGCCGAGCCGGCCCCCGCGCCACTCACTTCACGCAGTTCGGTATTCGAAAAATTAGGTCAAATCAAAAACTGAAAAACATGGCATTCAAATTCAAGAAATTCGAACTGCCCGACAGCGGGGAGTTCTCGGATGTGGATCGCAAGGGCATGGAATTGCTCGGCAAGCACATCAACGACCAGTTCGAAATGCTGGCCGAGGGGATCAAATCGGAGGAAGAGATCGTCGAGTCGGTAAAATCGTCGCTCGGGAAACTGGGCGTGTCGGCCGAGAAGATCGCGGAGATCGAGAAGGCTCTCAAGGAGCAGGGGAGCGAGATTCGCCGTTCGATGAGCGGCAGCGCCGGCAAGGGCCGCACGATCCGCGAGCAGATCAAGGCGTTCCTTTCGAGCGACGAGGCGAAACGCGCTTTCGCGGAGAAACGCAATACGGCGCTCGAACTGGAGATCAAAGCGGCTGCTACGACGATCACCGTGGCGGCCAATACCGCGGCGGTTGCAGCGCTCAACACCGAAGTAGACCGCACTATCCATTACGCGCCGAGCGAAGACACGCGCGTCGTAGAACGGTTGTTCAAGGGCTCGACCAACTCGCCCAATATCACATGGGTGGATCGCAAGCCCGGCAACGGCGCTCCTGCATTCATCGCCGAGGGGGCCTTGAAGCCCGTTATGGACTGGTCGTATGTCCCTGAGACGTCGACGGCGAAGAAAGTGGCCGTATCGGCCAAAATCTCTTACGAGATGCGCGACGATTTCGACTATATGCAGTCGGAGATCGACAACATGCTGCGCACGTCGCTCGTTCAGGAACGCACGAAACAGCTGCTCACCGGTGACGGCACGGGCGTGAATCTCAAAGGCATCTTCACGGCTGCTGCTACCTATACGGCCACCGCGCTCGACGGGACGGTCGAAATGGCGAACAAGGCCGATGCGATCCGCGCAGCGATCCTCCAGATGCGGAACCTGAACTTCTATCCCGACGTGGTGATGCTCAACCCTTCGGATCGGGCCTCCATCGACCTGACGAAGGATTCGACGGGTCACTACATCTCGGACGAGCTGTTCCGGCTCATCCGCGGGGTGGAGATCGTGGAATCTACCTATGTCAAGGCCGGCGATTTCCTCGTTGCCGATACGAGCAAATGGAACGTTCGCCCGTACAAAGGCATTCGCGTCGAATTCGGGTGGGTCGACGACGACTTCCAGAAGAATCTCTTCACGGTCATCTGCGAGGAGCGTCTGCACTCGTACTTCGCATCGGTCGATCAGGGGGCGTTCGTCAAAGGCGCGTTCGCGACCATTATCGCCGCCTTGCAGAAACCGGCTGCCGAGCCTTCGAAGGTGGCAGCCTAAGTCAAACACGTTAAACGAACAAGAATATGGCAACGAAAGAAGAAAAGACCAATGTGGACTTCAACGATCGCGTGACGGTCTACGGAACCGGCGGCCCCGGCAATACGCTGGAGAAGGGCAAAGCCTATAAGGTGCATCCCGTACATGCCAAGACGCTCATCAAGTTGGGCCGCGCCACCGAGAAACGGTGAAGTAATTTCAGGACGCAGGGGTTTGATCGCCCCTGCGCCCGCTAAATACATTTTCCATGATTATCGACAATACCTATTTCGAAAAGGATCCGATCTACATCTCCGGCATCGCCAATCGGAAGGACGACAAGCCGACGGCGCTCGCTCAGGCACTCATCGATTCGGCGAACTCCTACATCGCCATTTACGAGCCGAGATTCCTCCGCAATCTGTTGGGTGAGGCACTGGCAGAGACGGCGGAGGAGAATCCGCAGATCGTTGCGCTGCTCAGAAACGAAGCGGTCAAGACCTCGCCCATTGCGAACTATGTCTATTTCTACTGGCTGCGCACGCATACTACGGTCGGCACACCGGCCGGCGAGAAGGTGCAGCGTGGGGAATATTCGGACGAAGCGAGTCCGCGCATCCGTGCCATAGAGGTTTGGAACGATATGGTGCGCCAATGCTGCGTCCTGCGGCCGAAGCTCGTCGAACTGGGGGCCGTGCCGGACTATTGTTCGGCAATTTTCGAACCCGCAAACTTATTCGGATTATGATCGTCAAATCGACCGACACCGTTCGGGACATCATCATCGGCAGGGCGGCATTGTTCAACCTCGAAAGCCGTAGGTTTGCAGAAGAGATCAGGAGACGGGCGGAACCGGAATGCTGCGTACTGCATCGGCGGTGGCTGCCGGACAGGCGCATTGCGGCCCGCGATCCGAAGCACATGACGATGCGCGATCTGGCGGTGCTAAACGAGACGAACCGCTCCACCGATTACTTCGTCAACGTGTTGTCGCAAATGCTCGGCATCCCGAAAGAGAAGGTCGCGGATTTGCGGTTCATCCGTGCGTACCGCTACTTTCTGCACTGCATGGACACGCTCGCGGCCATCTCGAAGAGATTCGCCGATCTGAAAATCGAACCGACCGACGAGGAGCGGCAGGCGCAGATCGACCGCCCCGACCGAGGCATCGCCGCCGTGGTGCGCAAGTACGTGCAGATCATGAACGGCGCCGTATCGCCCGCGTCGGTCTACGGCATGGAGTGGAGCGTCGTCTACGAAGCCTTCGAGTCGACGACGAACGACGTGATCGAGCAGCGCAATCTCAGCAGGATACAAACCTCTAAAATCAAAAGAAGATGACCGACAACAAGGAATACGAGTACAGGGTCGTCGGGCAGACGCCGCCGGCCCGCCGTATCGTGGGAGTGAAGATAAACTCGCTGAACGACCATATCGACAAGGCCGCCGGGGCGTGCGGCTTCGGTTCGTATATCTATGCCCGCCTTAAAGAGACGAACTACATCCTGGGAACGATCACGGAGTATCCGGTCGTCGTGCGGCAATTCTTCGAGACGATCACGCCGACGGATCTCGATGGCGTCTACAAGCGCGCCTCGAAGTTCCTCTTCTGCGGCGACCTCGGCGAAGCGGAACCCGATACCGCGACGCAGGTCATGCCGATCGTCGAGGAGATGATCGACCGCTCGGCGGAGTTTTTCGAGGCATTGCGGGATCGAGGAGTCGAGGTGCAGGTCACGAAGATCACCCCGTTCGCCGCCCGATTCGATCAGCTGGTCTGCGGAGTCGAATGCGAGGCGACGATGACCTATTCGACCTGCAACAATGGATAGGATCGACAAGATACTGCGCTATTTCGATCCGCAGCGATTCATCGAGGTGTGCGAAGCGCGGTTCGATACGCTGCGCACGCAGGTCGTGGCGAATCTGCAAACGAAGACGGGCAGCAGCGGAAAGCGGGTCAACAGCCTCGGCGTGCCGGAATGGGCCACGGGCGCGACGGCGGCATCGCTCCAAACGCAGGTCGAACAGAACGACGACGGTTTCGAAGCGGCGTTCGTCGGCCGGCAGGGGATCGCCGGCGTCGACGGGGGACGTTCTGCGGGCGATGTGCAGGCGCAATACGCCTCCTTCGATGCTTTTCTCCTTGCGATCGAGCGATGGGCGCAGGCCAAAGAGGGGCTCTACGGCATCGAGGAGATCGACGCCTACGCCGTGGCGGCGAACGTATGGAGCAAGGGCACGGTGCTCTACCGCGAGGGCGGCGGTACGGAGATCCTGTTCGACCTGTTGCAGCCGGCCGTGGACGACATCGACCGGCAACTCTCCGAGCAGCTCGACCGCAGCGTGTTTACGATGTTGAATGAAACAATCAGTGATTATGCCTAAATATAGATTAACACCCGCCATTTCGCTGGCGAGAAACTACAATACGGTCGGAGTCAGCGAAGCGCCGACATACAATGCGGCCGTTGTCAAAGTCGGCGGCTATACGTTGGTGCGTTCGATCATCAACGGTTCGGCCGTATTCCCGATGGACGATCTGTTCGAAATCATCGCACAGGACGGGAATGCGCAAACGACGATCAGCCTCGAAGTAGACGGGCAGGCGATTGCCTCGTCGCCGCTCTATCTGCTCAAAGGGGCGTCGGCGCGCGCGATGACGAACAATGCGCAGGCCGATACCCCGATCAGCTGGCCCCAGCCGTCGAAGATCGTGGTCTTTCCGGCGTTCGATTACAGCGAGCAGATCCTCGTCAACTCCTATACGGGCGCCATGCAGGACTTCGCTTTCACCGATGCCGACAGCGGCCGGCGGGAGGTCTATTCGCGTGTCGATCCCGTGTTCTCCCTTCCGATGACCTTCTTCCGCGAATTCGGAGGCGGCGAGCGGCAGTTGATCGTCTCGACGGGCGGCACGACCGGCGCCGTGAAGAGCGCGCGTCTGACGGTCGTGGTGAATCCTTGCGACAGCGGATCGTTCGTGCGCTGGCGCGATGCAACGGGATTGATGCGTTACTTTCTCTGGCATCCGACCGAGCGCGTCGACGACGTATCCGAAGACGAGACCTTCGAAACGCTCTCCGAGAAACTGACACCCGAACGCCACCGCACGATCACGGCGACCACGACCCATACGCTCCATAGCGGACTGGTCGACCGTGAACTGTTCGACCTGTGCGCATCGATTCTCTCCGGGCGGGAGGTGCAGCTGTACGACGCCCGGCGGAAGGTGTGGATCGACGCCTATGTCGAAGACGGCGACATCTCGCGGACGAATGCCTGCATGCAGGACTGCGTGGTAGAACTTTCGATAAAGCACTTGACGCTATGACGAAGGAACTCTACATAAACGGTCAGTTGTGCGATCTGGAAGATACTCCGTCGCTGATCTTCCAGTCGCCGGTCTTCAACGATCTCGACGTGATCCAGAGCAACCGCAGCGCGGAGATCAATCTGCCACTGACGCCCCGCAACCGCAAGGCCTTCGGTCTGATCGACCGCATCGACATCTTGGACGATTCGGCGGCATACAGGAAGCATTCGGCAGCGTACTACCTCGGCGGATTCCCGATCTTCACGCGGGGGTATGCGATGGTTACGGACGTAACCGACACGATCAACATCACACTCGTGTGGGGCGACATCGACAACTTCCAGCCGTTGTTCGACGCTTCGCTGCGCGATCTGCGCGAGCAGATCATCGAGGTGGCAGGAGCGGATTATGTCGAGTGGAACGAGAATACGGAGTATTTGAAAACCGGCGCAACGATACCGCCGCAGGTCGCCGGATTCTTTGCAGTGGATTTCGGTGCGGCTCTTATCGAGTATGCAAAAGACTCTTCCGGTAATTGGGCCGTACCCGCAGAAGGTCGTCCATTTTGGAAATACACGCATCCGTCAATTCCCGTGATAAAAGTCCTCGAAGCAATAGAACGGTACCACGGTATTGTGATTGCAAACAAAGCCGCGTTAAGTCGTGCAAGTTACGGGCGGGATTTTATCCTGCCGCTCGTGTCGAAAAACGCAGGGCCGGATAGCTGGTACTCGGATCGGTTCGAGGCAAGTTCCGGATATTTTACGAATAGCGATGATGGGTATTATTCGCTGTTTTTCGACGAGGAAAATGCGACTTGGGACAAGAGGGGGATCGGTATCAAGGTGAAGATAGATAGCCCAGCTTCCGATGACATCGTATTCTACAAAGAGTTCTATATTGCCAATACGAAAGTAGTAGACGTGTCTATACTTAGTTATGACGGGAAGCCTAT